TTTGTTTTTTTTTTTTTTTTTTTTTTTTGTTTTTTTTTTTTTTTTTTTTTTTTTTTTTTTTTTTTTTTTTTTTTTTTTTTTTTTTTTTTTTTTTTTTTTCTCTCTCCATAGGAAAATAACAGAACTGTTCAAACCTTTTGTGAGTATCTCTTAAAATTTTTGCAAACTGCATTATTAAGGTTAATAACCTATAATTGTGGGTTTCGTCTCCCACAGACTTCGATACGTTTTATAGTCTATTACAGACTTGGCTCCGGCACGTATCAATCCGCGAGCAGTGGTCTCTTTCAAGCCGTATCTCTCAATAAGAGCTAGAACTAACTGTTCAGCGATTCCTGGACTTTCGTAATGTTTAACCATTTCTTTATACGATTTCCAGCGTTCCTCCAACACTTTCTCTTCTTGTTTCGATATCGGTCTCGACAGTTTCACCGCGAACAGCATCGGATCGTAAATCCAGTACATCTTCCCATCTAAGGGAATGAAGAACCTAGAACACCCGTAGCTATATCTGAACCATTCCGGTTTAATTAAGATGTTCGAAACCGCACTTGCTTGCATCTCTACTCCTAACGGAGGCTTGAGAGGGCGACGGGTAACAATAGTCACGTCGTCGCCTTGAGCGAACAGTCGAATCAGTATTGCCACAGTTACCTTGAAGAAATAAACTGTGAACATTAAAGCTACCACGACATTTCCCAACAGCGTAGTACGCTGACCTGATCTGCGCTGGATGTCAGTCACCAATTTAAATGCGAACGCCACTGCTTTCATAGTTCCTTGCTCTTGACCATCAAACCATATCTTTGAAAATCTGCCTAACAAACCCAACCACAGATAAAAGCGTTGTTCTAGTCCTAGAATTGCATTCTCGCCTTCACTCTTATCAAACTTGCTAATGTCAGCTTCAAAACTATATTCCGGCTCAGATGTCATATGACGAGACGCCCACTCCGCCACTCCGTCAGGACTTATATGTGAACCGAGCCTAACGTTGGACTTAAATAATTGTTCAAATCTCGTTTGTACTTCCGAGAAGAACGGGGACGCCGCTAGATTGTCTTCAGAGTAATTAAATACCACCGTTTGTGAACCCGCATAATCGTCGGAATATTTCGCTTTTGGTTTCCCTGTTGACTTGACTGTCACCTGTAACTTCTGAGGGCTTATCTGTTCCCAGGAAACTATTTCTCCCTTCAAGAGCGCATCTCGTTTCTCAGGAGGAAGTTTCATAACAGTCTCGACGATGTTTGTGTAATCGGATTCTATAGGATGAGATCGAAAGTGTTTTCCCAGCTCCCGCCAGTTGTCGACGAACATTACGTTCCCGCAATACTCCAATATCTCGTCAAACATATAGTCTAGGTCCAAATCCTCCGACAATCTCGGCACATCAAGATTCCTATCCTGTAACGACCTAATTAACTCCACGATGGTTTGTCTTCTAGAAGCGGTTTGAGAACCGCATACTTTCGACAGAAATGCTTCCCTAGGTCCATACGTTCGAGCTTCGTTCGGATTTATGTGCATCTCCATCACTGGTTGATTGAAGTTCTGTTTCTCGTTATGTAACATTTCTCCATGAAAAGGTAC